TATTTCAGTAACCAGATTAACAGATACCACAGCTATTGTAACTCATCAGGGAACTGCCCGTATTTTAACTATATCTGGTACAACTGTTACTAGTGGAGCTGAATATGTGTTTAATTCTGCTGATGACAGCCCAGTAATCAGATTAACAGATACCAAAGCCCTTGTATGCTATAAGGATGGTGGAAATAGTTTATATGGAACAGCTCAGGTTTTAACTGTATCTGGTACCACTATTACCGGTGGGGCTAAACATGTGTTTAATAATGCTTATACTCTTTCCCCATCAGTAGCTGGATTAACAGATACCACAGCTATTGTAACTTATAGGGATGGTGTAGATACTTATGGAAAAGCTTGTGTGTTAACTATATCTGGTACCACTGTTACTAGTGGAGCTAAACATGTGTTTAATAATGCTGATAATTATGTTTTTTCTATTTCGGCCTCCAGATTAACAGATACCAAAGCTATTGTAACATATACTGAAGGAAATAATGCTTATGGAACAGCTTGTGTATTAACTGTATCTGGTACCACTGTTACTAGTGGAGCTGAACTAGTGTTTAATCCTGGTAACACTTCTCTTAATTCAATAGCTGGATTAACAGATACCACAGCTATTGTATGTTATAAGGACACTACTCCTGGAACAGCTTGTGTATTAACGGCAACCAATAATTATACCTTAACATTTGCGGCTCAAGCATCAAATCCAACTGCTGCCTGGAAACCACAAGCTATTGGCTCCACCAATACCAAACTAACACCTAGTTCCATAACCTATAACACCACAACCCAAAAGGTTAAAGTGAATTTCCCAATTCAATCATTTACCCTTATACCTAAAGCAATTAGACAACTTAAATACTACATGTCCTATAAATACCTTGGAGATAAATGGACTAAACTCTACTCCAACCTCTGGAAGAGCTAAATGAATCGGTGGGTAGAAATACCCACCTAACTTTAATAATGGAGAATACTTGATGGCTATACCAGGTAGTAATTTTTTCAAAAAGTTGTTCTACTCAAATGACGAAATACAAGTCATTAACGAGTCCCTTAAACAGTTTAAATCAAAAGAAAAACCATCCAATATCACTGGTGAAGGCTACGAAGACGTTAACGCCATCTCTGGATTTGGCACCACTGGTGTTGGATCCTTCAACCTATTCTACGAAAAACAAATCAATAAAGAACTAAGAGATAGCAAAACTAAATTAATTGAATATAGAAAAATGTATGAAATGCCAGAAATAGGCGATGTCGTTGAAAATGCAGCCCTTGAATCCACCCAAGAAGATGACGAAGGCGAAATCCTTAAACTTGAAATCATCGATGAAACCATCGACAGCAACGAAAATATAAGCAAAAACCTCCAAGACGAATTTGATAAACTGTTTAAAGTTAAAATATGTATTGATAAACTCATAACAGACTGGTTCATCAACCTATATGTTGATGGTAAACTCTTCCTTGAAAATATCATTAATAAAGGAAGACCCTCCCTCGGTATACTTGGCACCAAAAAACTACCAGCAGAAACCATGGACTATGACATTGACCCTATCTCAGGTAAAATAACAGCCTTCTACCAATACCTAACAGAAAACGCCAAAAAACCAAAAACTATAGAAGAAGCTGAATTGAGTAAAGACATTGTTGTGTTCTACCCACAGCAAATAACATTCGTAGATTCTGGTATGTATGGTGAAAATAAAAAAGATGTCCTAGGCTACCTACATAAATGTAGACAACCATTCAACCAGTTAAGACTACTTGAAACCTCTGTTGTCATATATAGACTGATTAGATCACCTGAAAGACTCGTCTTTAAAATTGATACTGGTAATATGCCAAAAGATAAAGCAATGAAGTACGTAGAGAAGATCAAAAACAAGTTCACCAAAAAACAGATATATGATCCAAGCACAGGTAACTTGGCCAACTCCACTGATGTAACAAGCATCCTTGAAAACTACTTCCTGGCACAGTCAGCAGACGGTAGAGGCTCAGCCATTGAATCAGTTGGTGGAAACCCCTCTGGTTTCAGTGAGTTGGATGACATATACTACTTCCAAAAGAAGCTGTACAGATCACTCAAATACCCAATGTCCAGAGTTGAGTCCATGATGGATAAAAGATCAGGTGAAGTGGTCATTGGTACCAATAACAATGAGATAGAACGTGATGAAATAAGATGGGCCAAGTTCCTTGAATCATACCAAAAAAGAGTATGTGAGAAGTTCCTTGATCTGTTTATGATACATCTTAATTTCATTGGATATACTAAACAATATGAGCTTGATACCTCAAAATTGAGGATAACAATGACTCCACCAAATAACTACACTGATAGAATATCACAGTCAGTTAAGCAGCAAAGGTTTGAGAACTATCAAGCATTACAGGGTAATTTAGAGTTCCCCAGAACATTCTTAATGGAGAAGTATCTGAAATTTGAGGAAGATGATTTTAAGGATTTGAAGAGAGGGTGGGAGAACGATAAGAAGTATGGTATAACGGCTAATAATGATGTCAGTACAGAGTTTTAAGGGTTAATACAATCCTAATAACAGCTACGAAACTCAATGATTATAGTATTAAAATATAGTCATTGAGTTTTTTTTATGTAACAACAACATATGGATAAATAAAACTGTATAAAACAATAATAAAACGTAAGGAGAAAGTCAAATGGTTGATAAAGAAAAGGTGAAAAAAGCATTAGATGACTTTGAGAATGAAAAGTTCTCTGATGCATCTGATACAATAAGAGGTGAAGTAAAAATCAGTGTGAATACTTTCTTGAAAGATAAACTCAGTTTAAAGAATGATCCACTTGATATTAAAAGTGAATAAAGGTGATAAATGGCTAAATTAATTACAGAAACCAGTGAACAGATAATTACAGAAAGCATAGGCAAAGACCTATATGTATCTGGAATCTTCTCATCTGCTGGTATCAAAAACCACAATGGTAGAGTGTATGAGAAAACTATCCTTGAAAGAGAAATCACTAAAGTAATGTCACAAGTGAAAGAACGATCATTGTATGGTCAACTCAACCATCCAGAAAGACCAGAAATTGACCTAGAAAAAGTAGCTATACTGATTGAAGAACTCTCATGGAAAGGTAATGATGTAGTTGGTAAAGCAAAAGTTCTTGGGAGAACATACTGTGGTGGTATACTAAAAGGAATAATTGAAGATGGTGGTAGAATTGGTATATCAAGCAGAGGACTTGGAACAGTAAGCGAAAGTGGAACCGTAAATGAGGATTTCAACTTGATATGTTGGGACATAGTTTCAGACGCAAGCAATCCTGCAAGTAGATATATAAATGGTATATATGAGGAAAGGGAATTTGGACCAGTTAACAATACAGTCACTATGAAAGAAGCACAAGAAAAAGCTTTTAAACATATATGGCAAGTGTTAAAAAATATTGAAAAAGAAATATAAGGAGGAGTTTTATAATGGATAAGATTTTAGAAATGTTGGGTATCACTAAACTTGACGAAGAAAAACAAGCAGAACTGAAAGCTATGCTTGAAGCTATCATAGCTTCAAAAGCAAATGAGCTTTTAGAACCTCTTGCAAAAGAACAAAAAGAGAAATTGGTAGAAGAGATGGAAGTCAAATTTGAGAGCTATAAAGATGATATTACATCAAAATTCTCCAACTTCCTTGATGATATTCTAGAAGAAGAATTGGTTCTCCCAGCTAACGTTGTTGAATATGCTAGACTTGGTGAAGAATACAAACCTCTAATAGAATCATTTAAAACAAAACTTGCCATTGATGCAAATGTTCTTGATGAAGAAGTCAAAAGCATCCTTAAAGAAGCTAAAGATGAAATCGTTAAATTGCAAGAAGAAAAGGATGAAGTTACAGCTACAAAACTCACCCTTGAAGTTAAAAATAATAAACTGGTAAATGAAAACTACCTTCTGTCCAAATGTGATGGTCTCAGCCCCAACCAAAGAAAAAACATTATGACTATTCTTGAGGGAGCTACAATAGCAGAAATAGATAATAAATTTGCTGTTCTTGTTAAACTAAATGAAGAAGAAGAAGCATTTAAAACAAAAGTATGTCCAGAATGCGGCATAGATGTTAAAGAAGACGTGATGGTATGCCCAGAATGTGGTTATAAATGGGAAGAAGGCAAAAAGAATGAGTCAATAACAGATACAAAAACAAAAGATGTTAAAGAAAGCCTTGACCCAAGAACAGCTTGGTTAAAAATGATTAATGAACGTAAAATCTAATAATAAAATAGAATACTGAGGAGGAAACATTATAATGAAAGACGTAAAAAAACTTTTGGTTGATTGGAAAGATATCCTTGAAGCTGGAGATAAAATTAAAAACGAAAGAGTTAAAAAAGCAACAGCAGTTATGCTAGAAAACCAAATGACATACATGGGTGGTAGAATTGATGAAACAGGTTCATACCAATCAGGCTCCATGGATCCTAACGGAACAGGTTACTCTGGAAATGGTGAGTTTCATAAAATAGCCATCCCAATGGTTAGAAGAACTTTCCCAGAACTCATTGCACATGATATTGTTGGTGTTCAACCACTTACAGGACCTGTTGGTCTTGCATTTGCCCTGAGATTTAAAGCTGACCAAGAATACGCTGGATCAACTACTGCACCAGGTAATGAAATTGGTTACAATACAATTGATCCTGCATACACTGGATCATATGCCACATCAGCAGCAGAAGCCCTTGGCTCAAAAGTTGTTCCAGATGTTGATGGTCACCCTGGTGTTGGTGGTGGTCTTGGTATTGGTGTTGGTAAAGGTATTAAAGAACTAAGCATGACCATTGAAAAAGCACAAGTTGAAGCTAAATCCAGAAAACTTAGAAGCAGATGGTCCATTGAAGTTGCACAAGATATTAAAGCAATGCATGGTCTTGACCTTGAAGAAGAAATGATGGATGTGCTCTCCTATGAAATCACAGCTGAAATTGATAGAGAACTTATAAACCGGATTCGTGCTGTAGCAGCTACAAATGCTAGATCAGGATCATGGGACTATACAGCAGCTGATGGTAGATGGGAAGCTGAAAAATACAGAAACCTTTTCAACCTTATTATCAGAAAAGCTAATCAGATTGCCATTGATACAAGAAGAGGAGCAGGTAACTTTATAGTTGCATCTCCAACAGTTTGTGCAGCTCTTGAAACAACTAACTCATTCACCATCTCCCCTGTTGATCATGACATTAACACAGCTGTTACTGGTGTGTCAAGAATTGGTTCACTTGATGGTAGAATGTCCATCTATAGAGATACTTTTGCAACCACAGATGATCTTATAATTGGTTACAAAGGACCGTCAGCCTACGATACAGGTATTATTTATCTGCCATACATCCAACTAATGACGGCGCGAGCTACTTATGAGGATTCTTTCCAACCTTCAGTTGGTTTGATGAGTAGATATGCTATTCTTGATCATTTGTTTGGATCAAAAAATTACTATATCCGGATAACAGCAGTACATCTTCCATAAGATATTAGTATAGTTAGATTATAATACAAAGTGGTATCCAGGGTGACTTGGATACCACTTTTTTATTTGGTTGATAATTTAA